TAGCACCACTCAACCAAAATGTCAAGTGTGCTATAATAACCCTACTCCGTGTAAGTGTATCCTGCTTCGCCTGCAAGCGCACAATCCCGCCATTCGTCAAAGCAATCTTCTGCGTACTCAGGTTCCCAAATAAGTATCTCGTCACAGCTCGCAATCGCTTTGCCTCTCTGTAGTGTAACCTTTACAGTGCTTCCGCTAGCGTGTTCGCTAGTGTAATACCCTGCCGCTTCTATGTTTACTACTTTTACCTTCATATGCACTCCTTATTGTCTATACTGTAAGTATAACACAGGTTCACCAAAATGTCAACCAAAAAAAAGCCCGGGGAGCGAATCCGGGCCCTAAAAACCCTACATCGGGTTTTTAGACTTGTGGCTTAGCCTTCTGGGAGCGAATCAGTTAACCTCGGCGCATACAAGTCATCTCTGCAATGCCAGTCCAGCGGTCAGGGAACCCTGCTTTGAGATCCGCCAGCTTGAGCACCATACGTAGGCTGAGTTCTCTCAGCTTCTTCTTGTTTTGATCAATAAAGTCCAGGAGCTCTTCTTTTGCACCCGGCTCAAACTCATACTTGTCCAGCATGCCGTCTTCAACGATCTGCTTAATGCGCAAGACCTTCTCACGCTCTGTGTCAATGGTAAGGTCAAGGTAGTGACAGCGTGACTCCAATGCCTCAAGGTGATCACGAAGCTTCTTGCTCTTAACGTTTTCAAATTTGATGTTGGTGATAAAGATAGCACCGCCTTTGAACTCAAAGCTGTCAGGCACACCTTCACGACGCAACATGTGCGAGTCTGTGTTCCAGTGGATCATGCGCTTACTGCCGCTGTCCAATGCTGCCTTGAGAATGTTAAGGCTGAGGTCGTCCAACAGCACACTGTCACAGTCATCAAACACAAGGATGTTCTTGGCATCGCTGTACTGATAGAGCTTGCTGTACAGTCCCAGCGCACTCATAGCACCCTTGACCACTTCGTACTTCTTCAGCTTCTCATTGCCAGCAATATTAGCCATCATGTCATGCTTGCCCAGTACAGCTTCTACACCGTGGCTCTTGCCTACGCCTGGAGGTCCACTCACAATCATAGCACGTACAGCACCCTTCTTCACAGCACGGGTCATGTCGTCTAGGATGTTGAAACGCTCACGCAAGCGGCCCATAATCTGTTCGTCGCTCTCATTGAGAACCTTCTCAACCTTGTCCATCTCTAGACTTTTGACTTCGCCCTTAGCGGACTTCTTCGCTGTAGTCATTTCTGCCATCATCTCCATAGTTACAACTCTCGCCATTTGTCGCTCCTAACTTGTTTAAAAATTAATTATACAGCCTATTCGCTGTTTTGTCAATAGTTTTCCATCAAGCTTCGAATGTTTTCTTTACCATATTGAGCAGCCACTTGGCACTCGGCAAAGTACTTATTCTCAGCTTGAACGGTCACGCTCAATAGGGTGCCGTTGACTTCAACGACAGCTCTCCATGTTTGCATTATGCTTCTTCCTTAACTGTAGCAAGGGCTTCTGTCAATGGCACAAGCTTCTTAAAGAAACGCTCGTCCTTCTCATAGATGTTGCCCACATACCAAACACCATCACGCATGATGTAGTACCACTCGCACCACGAGCCATCAACCTCTGCAAAGAAGTCTACGAAGTTGGTATGGGTCTTCCACTCTGTACCCGTCTCGCCACGGTCACGTCCGTAGAAGGTACACATGCCACCATACTGCTTTTCAAATTCTTCTGAGGTAAGTTCGTCACAATCAAATGGACTGAACTTGTGCTTCTCACCAATGTTGGGGCGCAGACTAGACAAGTCGCCCAGTGCTACCAGTTGATTTGCTTTGACGCTGTCGTAGTGCTCCTGGAGGATAGCTCCATTGTGCTCTAGATAGCCGTCCCAGTGACAATATACGCTCTTGACATTGTCTCCGTGCATTACGCCAATTCTGCTTCGTGTTCCCATATCGCGCTCCTTTTGTTTAACTTAGCCTATAGTATAGCACCACTCAACCAATTTGTCAACCTAGTTAGGAAAGAACTAGAGGAACATGTAGTCTACCCAGGGGACCGTCTCCGTCAAGGGCTTGTACCGTCATTACTTCCTACATTGTCCGCCGCTTCTCCAGAGCTCGCGCTCCTATTTCATGACCTGGACTAGACCAACATCCGTCGACATTGTCGTCTTCCCAGAGCCCTAGCGGTGTAGGTAACCTCTAACTCTTTCCTAACTAAGATTAGGCCGAGTCTCCAAACTCGCTTCGTATCCCTTGGTTACAACCCTTTTTGCATCACTGCTGGGTTCTTACATTTGAGGATCGCCTTTATCTTCTAACTTAAATCAATTATAACGCCACTTCGTTACTTTGTCAACTTGAACCTATCAATAACCATGTTAGCTTCAGGGTATTTGTTTTGCTCCAACAGCTCTTCAAATGTCTCCAAAACCACTAGACGCTGTAGGCTCTCTGCTTCAAACCTATCTGCTTTGGACAGCGTATCCATCCATTGTTCCAACTCTGTGAACTCTTCGATGGCCCACATGGTGTCCAGGAGCTCTACCTGGTGCTCTGTCAGTCCTTCTAGTTTCATAGCTCTGCTCCTTAACTTGCGAAGACATCTTTGCTCAGGATCTCATCCTCCACCAACTGGTTGCAGGCGTTGAGGGTGAACATGAACACTAGGTTAGCATTGGCCTGCTCCTTGCTGGGCAAGTGGGCAATGAAGTCCTGGACTTCGGCCAGTGTGGGGGTGGTGAACAATCCGCTTTTGGGGATGGGGTTCTTTACGATATCATACATTAGGTTCGCTCCTTTTGTTTAACTTAGCCTATAGTATAGCACCACTCAACCAATTTGTCAAGCCCCATTGTAAGGACTGAACTCTTCCTGTTGTGTTTCTGCAACACCCTGTTCGGTCAGCCAATCGTATACAAACGACACTGGGCACTCCAGCTGGGTTGCAATCTCCCGGGGGCTCAACCCGTCAATGTAGAGCTGTTCAATATCATATGCTAGTTCACTCATCAAAGGCCTCCTCGCCCATTTCAGTTACAGTTTCAGTTACCACGCCCAAGTCAACGATGCGGGCTGTTTGATCTTCGTTGCTTACACCTTGGAAGGCTGTACGGAACGATTGGTTCTCTGCTAGGAAGTCAAACACATCAAAGCGATCCCACGACTCAGGCACTAGAAGCTCTTGTGTCAATACAGTTTCAACGATGACCTTCTTCATACCCTGCTCCTTTAGTTTATCCACCGCACTCAGTTTCTTACTACGAAAGCCTGTCATGCTACCTCCGCCACACGGATTACGAAGCCCGAGTAGTCTTTCTTTGCACGACCCTTAGCCTTAAGTCCAAGCATGATGCCTTTGGGATCCAGGAAGCGCAGGTCAGTTTCGTCTGCACTGGGCACACCCGCTGGGATCTGATCATAGACTGCAACCACGCTCATGCCTTGGAACAGGGCTTCTGCTACATCGCTATCGTTGCCGTCAGCTTTGGAAAAGGTCAAGTGGTAGTTCTTAAGGTGCTTGACCTTGCGACCCAAGACCTTAGTGTAGTCATAGAACTGAACATAGTCAAACAATTCAAAGATGTTCTTGCCATAAGCCGCTTCGTACTTCTCCCAGCTAAGGTCACTCGTACCGTTTAAGCGGAACACGGGAGTCAAACCCTGCTTGGCTGCGAACTTGATAGCCTTATTAATGTCGCTAACCAAGTCAGCCATAAAGCCAGCACGATCATTGAAGAAGTATTCTGTCTTGCGGATACGAGCCTTTTGGATCATGTTGGTCGTCTCACCACGTTTGAACATACCACCACGCCCGGCAGTATTAAGGCATGCGGCAGTGCAACCCGCTGTTCGCTTGGGGCAAGTCTCGCGACCGCTCAAGTCTGCCGGGGCAAGGTGTAGGATGAAGCTGAGGTAGCCCATCTTAGTACCCTTTTGGATCTTGGGGTTCGCTGTACTTAATAGTTTAAACATGGTTCGCTCCTTGTTTGTCTGTGTAAGTGTATATTATAGCATCAATCCACGTAATAGTCAACCGCTTCTGTCAGCGCATTCAATGCACCCGTAACCTCTTCAAAGCACTCCATTTCCGCCAATTGCTCACCATCCAGAGTTGCCTTCGCCAGCAATTCTTCTACTTCCACCAGCTTGGCCAAAATCTCATCACGCATCGCTCACTCCTTTTGTTTAACTTAGCCTATAGTATAGCACCACTCAACCAAAATGTCAAGCCGCCGTTGAAGAGACCTGACAGCTTGGAAGGGTATTACATGCTCCAGTAGGCTTCGCTTGAAGGGCTACAATAGCGCGGAGTGTCATAGCGTTCCGTGTACTCTTTGCCACCCATCATGTTGGTCCGCTTGACATAAGTCTCGTGGATCTCATAGCGATAACCCTGGCTTGCTCTGTAGGTATGCTTAACCGTGTGTTCAAGCATGGACTTCTCAGAGACTTCATAGTCCGTCTTGCTTACAAGGCGCTCACCTGCCTTAGTACGGGCATCCCGTTTGTAGATTTCAACTGTATACATATCGCGCTCCTTTTGTTTAACTTAACCTATAGTATAGCACCATCTTGCCAATTTGTCAATCCCAGCTCTTCTTGCCGCCGAACTGTTCATTGTACTCGTAGCCGGCGGCATAGGCCACGATCTCTGCAGGAGTCATGTCCTGGGCTAGAACAGGCTCTGAATGATATGATCCGCCGTCATAGTAATGGGGACGGAAAGGACGGCTGTACCAGCTGTCTGCTGATCCACGATCAAAGGGTCCACCGTGGCGGCTATCATAGACCTGTCCCTTGTACTCTATACGACAAAATTGATCTTCTTGCAACATACTCGCTCCTATAGGTATTGATCATTCAATGTAGGTTCTGCCCGCTTAACCAGCTCGCGCTCGTAAGCATAAGCTTCAGCACGGCCACGCACGATAGCTAGGATATTGTGCGTCCAGCCCAAGTCCAAGCCACCAGTCTTCAAGTAGACATAGAGCGCCCATGTACGGTTCTCGTTACGAGCACGGCTCTTGTGCTTGCGCCACCGCTCTAGCACCGCCTTAACCGGGGTCACATTGCCCTTGCGGGTAAGTCCGATATATGAGTCCCCAAGCTCGCTGGTCATCTCGTATATGATATAGGAGCTGTCCTTGCGTGGGGTTCTGCGTGTCTTTGTTTCCATCATATCTTATTATAGCAAAGGTTCACCAAAATGTCAAGTCTGACCCGCACTCGCCTGTTGTTAATTTACAACATCATCTAGCACAATAGCCAGATCGTTAAATGCGTCTTGTATAGCAACATGCTCGCTATATTCCTCTTCGAGCAAGTCTTGTAACTGTAGCATTAAACTGTCGATTTTGCGCTTGACATCTGTCATGTGTTTCCTTTAGTGTTTAAGTGTATAGTATAGCATGACTTCACCAAAACGTCAAGAGCCAAAATAATACCCACACAGCCGTCATGGGTTCGTTAGACCGGTTGACAAATGGGCAAAGTGACGCTATAATTAAGACATAATAAGAAAACGGGTAGACCGCAATAGTGTTCGAACTGCTTAAGGGGATGGACGGCAGGGCTGGGCGAACGGTTTTTGGTTAGTTGGCGCTTGCTAACTTAATTGGTTCGGAGACGGGTTTGGAAAAATACAACGGACTCACCAAAAATCGGTTGACATTTCGGCACGCCGTTGCCTACCATTCTCCACTTTGGATTCCGCCTAGAGATCCTGCTGTCTATTCTGCCTGATCCTCCTCCGAACTTCGCCTACTATACTAGAGTCTTTGTGCATAGCTTGAATGACAAGGCCAATAAGTAGGCCACGCTCATAGGCCAATTGATGATTCCTATCTTTACTGTATACATGACTGTCTAGTAGTTCATTGACTAGCCGATAAGCATCATGTTTATTCATACGATTTGCTCCGTATACAGTGTATAGACTCATGGCTCGAACTAACCTCGTCCCACTGTATATAGTAGTTAGCACAGTGAACAGGTTACTGTGCCCGCCCTTACTGTATACGCACTGTAGAAGACTGTAGAGTTCCGTGTATATACAGTAGAGCTCACTGTATACCTAGTATAGAACCACACTGGAACACCGTTAT